AACAGAACTTCTCCCGTGCCTGGTATAGCAGGCATGACACTATCAATCGTACCAAAGTGGAATTGAAACACATTTACGACCCTGTGATTAAGGTATTTTACAGCTATCGATCGTACCAAAGTGGAATTGAAACTCAGGACCGCTAATCAGCAATGAAACGGCACTTGAAAACAACCCGCTTGTTTCGGAAGTGGCAGAAGAAATTGAAAGAATGAATGCCGACAGCGATGCAGAACTTGAAAGACAGCAACGTGAATTAACCGGATCGTACTGATGAAACAAGTTGAATCAAGGCTGCAACAGGCATGTGTTTTTTGGTTCAATTTGCAATATGCCAACTTACGCAAACTGCTCATTGCTATTCCAAACGGGGCGAGACGTGACCGCGCTCATGCTTCAAGACTTAAAGCCGAAGGGATGGTTGCTGGAGCTTCCGATTTAGTTCTGTTGGTTCCAAATACAAAGGGACAGATACTTTGTATAGAAATGAAAACAGAAAAAGGAAAACAATCCGAAAGCCAAAAGGAATTTCAGAGGTCTATTGAAAACGTTGGGAATAAATACACAGTTTGCCGTTCGATTGAAGAATTTATGAATGTTGTAAATAAACATCTTCGGGAATGAACCGTGCCGAAAATATTACAGGTATTTATGAACGAAAGCTGATCCGAAAACTCCTGCAGACGGACCAACAGACTAATGCACTATACCGGAGCTTCATAGACCGCTCCTCTCCCATTCTTGCCAGGTACCGACAGAACACAAATGGTGTAATCATACAGGATCCCGATCTCGATAAACAACTGAAAGGAGAGGTAGCCAGATTCAAAACAGGAATTGAAAAACTAATCAAAGAGAATCAATCATGGGCATGGGCATTGGCAAACGAAAAGTCAGATGAAATTATCAGTTCATTTATCTCCCGGGAAAATATATCCAAAGTAATTGGAAAAGGGTTGCGGCAGCGAAACCTTGATGCATTTCAGGCATTCCAAAAGCGGAAATATGACGGCTTGCAACTTTCGGACAGAATTTGGAATCTGGCAGGTGAAAACAAAAAAATCCTTGAATTTTATCTCGACAATGGTCTGGCCACTGGTAAAAGTGCGCAGGAAATAAGTCAGGATGTGAGGCAATTGCTAAATGAACCTGAAAAGCTATTCCGTCGTGTCCGGGATCCCAATACCGGAGAGCTGAAACTTTCTAAGAACGCACAGGAATATCATCCCGGGAAAGGGAAGTACCGCAGCTCAGCACAAAATGCACGAAGGCTGGTCAGAACTGAAATTAACATGGCATACCGGACAGCCGATCAGGAAAGGTGGAAACAATTAGATTTTGTTTTGGGCTATGAAGTAAAGCTCAGTAACCGGCACCCGGCTCCCGATATTTGCGACCATGCTGCAGGTAGGTATCCGAAAAACTTTAAGTTCGTAGGGTGGCATCCAAACTGTTTGTGTTATGCAGTGCCCATTCTCCCTGACGAAGAAACATTTCTTGATTCATTGGTGGATGAAGATGTGGAAATAACCGGCCATGTAAAAGAGGTTCCGGGATCGATGAAAAAATATATTTCAGACAATACGGAAAAAATAAAAAGCTGGAAGACCCAACCATTCTGGGTACAGGACAATTTTGAGGGAGGCAGGATTGAAAAAGGCATAAAAATTTAACCATTTCCCAAACGATAAAAATTAAGAATGAATTAAGCTATCCATTAGCCTCAGATAGGTGGAAATTTGGTTTCAAAAATAAGTAATCAAATTTTCATCAGATGAAAGACAAAATTTTAGCTGCTTTAAAAAACAAGTTCAGGAACTTGGGTTTTGGCGATAAGGCTTTTGACGGGGTGGCCGACTACCTTTCACAAACCGTCACAGACGAAACTGCAATCGAAACCGCCATTGGCGGGGTCGAGCCACTTCTCAGATCATTCCAGGGCGATATTGACACAAGGGTCACCGCGGCACTTGCAAAACAAAAGTCCGAACTGGAAAAGAAAACTCCTCCGGGAACTCCTCCCCCTGCAGACCCAAATGACATCTCAACTATTGTCGCCAATGCCGTGAAATCGGCAGTTGAGCCGTTGCAACAGCGCATTGAGAGTTACGAAAAACGTGAAACTCAAAAAACGATGCAGCAAAGGGTACTGACTTCGGTTCGTGATGGGCTGAAAACAGATGCCGAAAAGAAAGGTTTTGATGCATGGATAAAAGGTCGGTCGGTGAGTGTAGAGGATGAAGGCAAACTGGATGAAGTTATTTCTAATCTGCAAACAGGTTACACTGAATTCAGGCAGGAAATGATCAATCAGGGTGTGATACCGGATGTTCCACAAAAAAGTCAGTTTGAAACTGAGAAAACGGTGGAAGAATACGCAAAAATTATGAACGGTGAGGTTTCCAGTGAGGATCCCGGAACCGTGAAAATCAAAGTTTAACTATTATTGTTATGTACGTTAAGAAAGAAAGCGAATATCAAAACAACCCGGTCATTAAAACCGTAATCGAGGTCTTGACCAGTGGTGCAACGATCGCTGCTGCTGACTTTGACACAAATGCTGTCAAAGAATTAAAGGCTGGCAGTATTGTTGGCAAAGATTCAAATGGCCTTTTCCACTTCCTGAAAACTGCAAAGGTTCACGCAAATGTAGCAATCGATGCAACTGTTGTTCAGGTAAAGAAAGGGCATACCTTTAAAGTTGGAGAAGTTGTCGTTGATACGGCTCTGGCATTGAAAGCTGATAAGATTACAGCAATTGACACTTCGAATGCTGATTATGATTCACTCACCATTGAGGCTGCTATTGGAGCATTGTCTGCAGGTGCAATTATTGTAAAAGCTGCTGCCGAAGCTGCAACTGCAGGGACAGGCGTATTTGCATACACTCCAATTGGTCTAACAATTAACTCTGTTGACCTAACCCTCGACAACCAGCACACTGGTGTCCTTGTTCGTGGAACTGTCAACGAGACAAACATGCCGCAGTATGTCGATGCGAATATTAAGGCCAGTCTGCCGCTGATCCGGTTTGAATAACATTTAACACAGTAAAAAATGGAAAGAAGTCTTATTAAAGAGGTTAACAAAAAGAACATGGCGGCTCGCTTTTCCAGCAAGGCCGTTACTCCGGTATATTTTCCGAATTTTTTTGGGATCAAACCGGTTACCTCACTTAAGTGGGAAACCCTCACAACTGAAACCGGTGTGCCAGTTATGGCAGACGTGATCGCCTACAATGCCACCGCACCGATTAAAACCCGGGAAGTGGTCAACAAGATGTCTGGCGATATTCCGAAGATTGCCATCAAACGTGGTATGAATGAGTACGACTGGAACGAGTACCAAAGGTTGCTCACTTTCGTTGCTGGTCAAAGCGACCTGAAAGCGATCCTTGACCATGTTTTTGCAGATTTCGACTTCTGCTATAATGGAGTTCGCGCTCGCATGGAGTATCTGGCTATCCAGGCTGCATCGAAAGCAGAAATTTCACTTGCAAAAACCAACAACGCTGGTCTTGTAACTGAAAAGGCTGTCAACTTTGGTGTACCTACCGCAAATAAATCTGGCGTTGCAATTGCCTGGGCAAATTCAGCAACTGCAAAGCCGCTTGAAAATATCGAAGCTGTGGTTAGTACTGCAGAGGCCAATGGAAGGTCTATCCGGTATGTGATCATGCGGAAAGGCGATTTCAATGATTTGAAAAACGCAACCGACACAGTCAACAAAATTAAAAACTGGGTAAATACCAAAGGCTCTTTGATTGTAACACTTGACACCATCAACGAATACATGGAGGCCAACCAGCTTCCAAAAATCGTTGTCGTAAATCCGTCAGTTAGGTTTGAGGATGAAAATAATACCCGGACGGTTGTTAACCCTTGGGAAAACCACCGCGTACTGTTAGCTCAGGATTTGCAGGTAGGGATGATCCAGCATGGACCAATTGCAGCCGAAAGCTCTCCTGAAGTTCAGAAAATTGCCACCATGGCCAAAAAGGATTTTGTCCTGATGACCAAATGGGCAACCCATGAGCCTTTCAGCGAGTGGACAAAAGGCGAAGCCAACGCCTTCCCTGTGTTAAATGATCCTGACAGTTTGTACTATCTTGATGTTGAACACACTGGATGGGGAGCAAATCTTTAAGCCAATAACGGATGACTACTCTTGAGGCAATAAAATCAACCGTGGCCGGATATCCACTACCTGACAATTCCTTCATTAAGGTTTTGTTAGACCGTGGGCTGTCGGCCACGGCTGAGTATTCCGGTAAAACAAAAGCGTTTGAACTGGCCACAGCTGATATTTATATAGTATTGGTATCATCAGCAAATGTTTCAGAGGGAGGTTTCTCGGTTTCAATATCCGAAAAGGCTAACCTTACGAAAATGGCAAATGCCATATACAAGAAGCATGATGATACGGCAGGTTCTAATCCAACAGTAAGCGATGCATCATCGGCATGGTAAAACAATATCCACATACGATCACGGTTGACATCACTCCCGGTTTTGAACCGGACGAAAAAGGCAACTTACAGGAAACTGGCCAGTCCGGAACTTTCAGTTCTGATTGCCGTGCTGAGCCTGCAGGGAGCAACCCGGTAATAAAAGGGGCAGATGGTGAAGACCTGGTTTATTCGTGGATTGTGTACATGCCAAAAACAGACGTAAAGCTTTCGTTTGGAGACACGGTAACGATTACGGTTGAAAACGGGCAACAGCACTCCGCAAGCCTGAAAAGACAGCATAACGGTCAATTAAATACAAGGTTATGGGTTTAGTTCCGAAATTTACAGTCGCTGACATTAAGAAGCAACTTGACACGGCTGCTCTTGAAATTGAAGCTGGTATAATCAGAGTTTTTGGTTACATCGGAGAGCAATTCGTTTCAGATGCCAGACAAGCGCTTAATATTTCAGGAGCTTTCCCAAAAGGTGATTATACCGACCAAACCGTCAACCTTCGAAGTTCGATTGGTTATTTCATCCTTAAAGATGGGGTAATTATACAGAGGAATGTTGAAGGCGTATCAGACGGTGTACAGGCAGCCAATAAGGTGGTAAACGAAGTGTCGAAAAAAGTTGGTTATGAACTTATTGGCGTTGCCGGTATGGATTATGCAAGTTATGTTGAATCGAAGGGGTATAACGTGATAACCTCACAGGCCGACGTTGCAATTGTTGACCTTGAACAAAAGTTAAAAAAGTTCAGGGACAGGATGAGTAAGAAGGGCGCTTCTTTTGATTATGACATTATTGGTGACCTTGTAACAACCTCGACTCGATGAAAACTACCGATGTTGCCATAGATTTTGTTTACGCGCTGATCTCAGCCAGTAGCACAATTGATTGCCCACTTTTCAAGCTTGTAAAACCAACTAAGGAAAAACTATCGGAGTACATTGTCATAAATTCATTACCAATAAACGCAGGGGTAATGCAGAAAACATATGTTAATGTAAATTACCATGTGGCAGACAAAGGTCCCGGCGTACCCGATTATGAAAAATTACAACAGGGCACAGCGGCATTAAAGGCATTACTCGAAACCGTAAGTACAACTGGACTACTCATTGATTTTGAATCTCAGGAATATCATTCGGAAGCTCAATTAAAAGAGCATTACTCAAACATTAGGTTAAACGTTAAATTAATAAATTGATGGCAGAAAAATACGCATACGGGATAAAGTCGGTGAAATTCGGCATTCCCACAGGTTCAAACACCATGCCTGGCACTTTAACGCCATGGGCACAAACCGTAAAGGGGTCACTCACTTTGTCGGAAGATGAAGCACAGCAAAAAGAATTTTTTGTTGAAGAAACTACTACTGCTGTTCATAAGGTTGTAACAGAGGCAGGTTCTTTGAAATTGAAATGGCGCGGGTATGAAATTACCCCTGAAGCTATTGCAGTTGTAAAAGGTGGAACTGCTGGTACAACCGGATCTGGTGCCACCAAAAAGCTTACCTATGATGGACCGGTAACGGTTGACATCATAAACCTTGCATTGCAGGTTGTTACGACCAACGATATTGTTTTCAATATCTACAAAACAGCTGTTTTGGGCCGTTTCGACAGTTCGCTTGGTCGGGAAAACCTTTTGGAATTGGAGGTTGCTGCATCAGCGCTCGACCCGGGCAATGGTGCAAGTCCTTACCAGATTGAGGTTCCCGACCCACAGGCTTAAAGGAAGTTTCTTTTTCATAGTTT